CATGCGGGTCTCCAGCTCATCGCGCACGGTTTCCACGCGCACGTTGGTGTGGCCACCGGCAGCGGCGTCACGGCGGGCCAGCTCGTCCAGCACGGTGCCACGGGCCTCGTCCAGGCTGCGGCCAGAACGGATCAGGCCAGCGGCCAGGCCGGGCAGGTTGTGACGGGTGCACAGGTCGATGATGTCAGCGGCGGCGTTGACCGGGTCGGCTGCGCGCTGCATGTCGCCGGTGCCGGCGGCGCCAGGGGCGTTCGCCACGATGGCGGTGTTGGGCGTTGCGGGTGCGCCGCCCGAGGTGGTGTCAGCCTGGTGAGGCATAGAGGTCTCCAAACGGGAGTTGATGGGCGCACTCGCCCGGACGAATTCGCACGGCAGGCCATTGCGGCTGCCATCGCGAGCACTGGGGTCAGCGGCCTGTTGCTGGCCGCGCGTCTGTGCGCCGGGGTCAGCGGGCACGGTGACGAAAGAGATTTCCTGCGGCGTCCAGCGCACAGCGCGGTAGAGCGGCAGGTTCACGCCATCGGTGCGGTCTTGAGCGCGCACGATCTCGTAGCGCTCCACCGAGTAGCCAAAGCTGATGCTGCGGATGATCCCGGCCTTGATGTCGGCCACGATGCCGGCCAGCTCTTCGCGCTGGCTCAGACGCAGCAGAGCGCGGCCTTCGCCGCCATCGATCCAGCCGCGTGTGGCCACGCCCAGGATGGATGCCACACCGCCGTACACCCGGTGGCCGTCGAGCACCTGCACCACACCGGCTTCAAAGCGGGTCATGTCCACCGCATCGGTGCTGACCACCAGCTCCTCTTCGTAGAGGGTGTCGTTCCAGTAGTCATAGGCCCGGCGGCGCGAGCCAGTGGTCCAGATCACCTCAACGGTGTTGTCCTCCTCGTTGTAGGTGGACGGGACCAGCGTGGCCGCACGGACCTGCGGAGGCAGGTCGTGGGTCGTGACATCGGGTTGGGTTTCGGTGCTCGGCATGAGCAGGCACTTTGCCGAGCGGGTTGTCTCACGTCACCGGAATGGGTGAGACAACTTTTAAGCTGGGCAGGCCGCAAGCCTTGGCGAGCGCCAACGCTGCGCGCGACTCTTGCGCTAATGCATCGCTGATCAATCGCTTATGCCCGTCATCCTCGGGCCATGGCAGGCACACCGAAAACCGAAACTGACGGTCAGGCGGGGCCAGGCCGTCAAACGGGGGCGGTGGCTGGCGGTTGGCGCTCATTTCGCCGCCTGAATCGCCGCTTTGGCCCGCGCGACCAGATCAGCGATGCTCGGCCCCGTGGCGGGCAGCACGGGAGCCCCGGGCGCACATCCGAGGTTACGGCAGACGAACAGCGCAGGGTCAGCCTTGGGGCACAGCCAGCCGCCCCACATCTCGATGCCCGAAAGACCAACGCTCACGCTGTATCGCCACACACCGCCCGTGCCGCCGATGGTCGACGTGACGCACGCAGGCCGAAACAGCGGCGGCTGCCCGGGCATGAATGTGCAGGTCTTGCCCTTTCCGGGCGCTGGATCCGGCCCGAACGTCGCGTTGTCGCACACGTATGTCAGGCCGCTCTTGACCGTCCGAGCTGGTGCCCATGCTGTGGGCGTGCCGTACACGATGATCCCGTCGGAAAGCGGCGTGATGTCGCCGCCTTCGGGCACTGCTGACTGGGCCCTCGAAAACGAGGGCACCAGGGCCAGGATGAGGGTGGCGAGGCGCTTCATGGTCAGAAAACCGGCGTGCGGTTGCTCACACGCATATCTTCGGGAACAAACCGCACAGTGATACGCGCCCGCTTCATCGTGTGGCCGCCAGTGCCGCTGATGCGATTCACGGTCATGGCAATGCGCGGAACATAGGCTGCATCCACCGTGGTCACCGGAATGCGTGCGGTAACTGACCACGGGTAACGGTCGCCAGCGGTCGCGCCAACCGTGACGCTCTGGTTCCGGCTATTGATGACAGCCCCGCCGTCCAGCGTGATACCAATCGAATAGCGCGATGCTGCAGTGCCCTGGCTTTCGATGGTGCCGTCGCAGACCACATCTAGATAACCCGCGCAAACTACTGGGCAATCAACATAGCTGCGGGGGACTGATCCAGCATTGGGCTCAGTCTCATCCCAAGAAAAAACCGCATCCGCCGCGGAATCCAGCAGTGTTCCACCCGAAACGATGCTGGTGCCCGTCGCTTCGTTGAATCGCCGCTGCTGCCACGCATGCGCTGGCAGCGCCGGTGTCGCACCGATACTGCCCAGGAACGTCAGCAGCCAAGTGGTGATGTAGCCAGCGTAAACAGTGACTGCATCGGCAGTCATGTTGTAGAAATTCGACCCCCGAAGATCCTCCGAGCACTCGATCAACACACTGGCGCCGTGCGGCCTGTCAAGCGTGTTGTGAATGTAATGCTGCGCCCAGTTCGCAAACGTGGGGTTTGCGTCAGCCAAGTTTCCAGCGTCGGAAAGGCGCCCGCCAGTCACACCGAAGCCCCATGAATTGGCCGAAAACAATTTGTTGAAAAGCTGCGTCGCAGTCACCCAAAGGCGGCGATTTGCCCGCGTGTAAATGGAGCCTGGAGCAGTCAGGATCTCGTAGGTACTGAAACCCGCCTCGTAGTTGTGGCAGTCGATGACAGCATCCACCCCGCGAGCGTCAATGATCGACTTGAGCGCCTGCGTTTCAGGCTCAGACAGCGCAGCAGAACCCTTGTTGTTATCCGTGTTTGGCGGGGTGTAGCGCGACCAATAGAAGGGCCAGTTTCGATTCAGGTCCACATCGTTCGGATTCTTGCGACCAGTGCGGAACGCCCCCGGATTTCCGCTCGGAACCCAACTCACAGTGATCATTTGGTTCAGGGCCGCAAACACACCTTTGGTGGGGGCCGCGAACTCTTTGAACCAACGCATCATGGCCCAGCAGCCCTTCAGCTCCGGCCCGTGCTGCCCGCTGACGATCAGCACATTGATCGGCCCTGTGCCAGCGCGGTACTCAAAGAGCCGATCAACTCCATTCGCGCATGCGCCTCGGTCCGTTTTCGTCACCCCCTGAACGCCGGACAGGTTGGCATCAATGGCAGCAATGCACTGCGCATACGTGATGATCGCCGACGAATCGACTGCCGTCATGGGCACAACAGCCTGCGCGCCCACCAAGGCAGACACCCCCCGTACAGCAGAAAGGGTAGCCAGCGTCAGCTTGCCACGCACAACAGCCTCGCCCGCAGCCTTCGGAGTGATGCACACAGCCACGCAGCTGCCCGCACCCGATACGTTGGTGATCCGCTTGTTCGCAACGTCCCAGAACAGATCGGTGCCAGGCAGGTAGCTCTGGGTGGACTCAGCCACCAGGTCAAACACACCCACCGTGGCCAGGTCAACCTGTTCGCCCAGCTTGGCTGCCTTCGAGGCCACACCGAACACCGAGCCCACCTGCACAGCCTCGCCGTTGGCCAGGTCATACGGCGCCGCTATGGTGACGACGTCACCATCCATCACGTAATTCTTCATGCTTGCTGTCCTTGATCGGCCGCATTGCCGGCCGGGTTGTTGGTCGGTTTGCCCTTGAGCAGCATCACCAGGGCGTCCCAGACGCCCGCCTTTTGAAGCCGCTTGATGTCCGTCTCCAGCTCGCCAAAAACCTTCTCGGGGTCATCGCCACGGCGGCGGATTTTTTCGCTGAAGCTGCACAGCCCGCCGGCAATCTCGTGCAGGTCGGCCTGCACGTCATCCAGCGGGTTCACGTAGTCCCACTTTGGGGTGCTGTGGTCCACCGCATAGCTCAGCTGGCCCCTGATCAGGCCGCCCAGCTGGGCGTACTCAGCGAAGACATCGCAGATGCGCTGGCACAGCATCGGCACCACCACGTGCCACTGCAGCTGCTCCACCTCACGGCGGAAGTCCAGCATGCGGATGCGGGCGCTGCTGTAGTTCACGCGGGTCATGTCGCCCGTGGCCTGCTCATAGGTGAAGCCAGCGCCAGCGCACACCAGGCCGATGTTGTAGCGGCAGTAGTCCACGAAGCCCGGCGCGGCCTTGGGCTCCACCACGGTGAAGTTCATGCCCGGCGGGGCCTGGAAGATGCCGCCACCGGCCAGCTCGCCCAGCTGGCCAACCTTGTTCAGGTCCTGGCCCTCAAAGCCGTTGGCCAGGCCCTGCACATCGCCACTGGCGATCACGCCCATGCGCGTCTCCAGGTTCTTGCGGGCAATCTCGGCGTCTTCCAGCGTCTGCAGGTCACGCACCCGGTTGATCACTGGCGACAAGCGCGGGAAGCCGCGCTGCTGGCCTGGGCGCTGCGGCGCGTACAGGTGGATGATCTGCTCTGCCGGCACGCGCTTGCTGGTCATGCCACGGGCGCGCAGCAGGGCGATCTCGCCCGGGTGCTGGTCCCACAGCCAGTAGGCCACGCACTGGCCCAGCACGTTGTACTCTTTGCCGCCGATCACGCGGTTGCCGTTGTCGGCACTCACGCGGATGTTGTCCAGCCAGTCCACCTCCAGCAGCTGCAACTGCACGGGCACGGGCAGGCCGTCTTCCTTGCGGCGGGGGCGGATGCGCACCAGCACCTCACCATCGGCGTCCATGGCCCGCACGGCAGCAGCCTGCAGGCCGTAGATGTCCAGGCGGCCGTCCGCATCGGCCTTGGGGCCCCATTCCTTCCACAGGCCTGCCAGCCGATCACCCTGGGCACCCGTCCACTTCGGCAAAATGCCGGTGCCCACGATGTGCGCCACGCGGGCGTTCATGCCCGAGGCGATGTACTCCACGTTCTGGATGAGGTGGCGAGACTTCGCCCGCAGCATCGTGGCATCGGCCTGGTGGTCGGTGTTGGCGCTGGCGCCGCCACGGCGTGGCTTCCACGGGTCGGCCGGGGAGGCGGCAGCGTAGGCCCGGGCCAGCAGCTGGCGGTGGAAGTGGCGCTGCAGCCCGCGCTGTGGCGAGATGCGGCCAATCAGCCGGTCCAGCAGCGTGGGCGGCACATAGTCGCGGACGGGATCACGTGCACCCATGATCACTCCCGGCGCGTCACGAAGGTGGGGTAGTACGCCATCTGCTTGGATGACGCGGGGCGGGCTTGCCCAGCCACCACCGTGGCCACGTGCGCACGGGCCTTCAGCAGGCTGTCGGTGTCGCGGTAGCGCACCTTCTGGCCGTCGATCTCCACCTCCAGTTCAGAGGTGGCGATGGCGGCGTCCAGGCGGTCAAGGTCGGATTGAGTCAGGGCCATAGGCCCCGAAAATATCGGGCGGGGTGTCTCACGTCACCGGAATGGGTGAGACAGATTCAGCGCCCTGGTCAGCGCCCGCTGCCTGCCGTCTTGATCGCCCGGTACACCGTCGCCCGGCTGATCTGCAGGCGCCGCGCCACCTCTGTGGCGTTGCGGCCGTTGAACAGCTGCAGCACCTTCTGCGCCGTCTCCCGGCTGGCATCGGTGCGCACATCGCGGCTGGCCCCCGAGCGCACGTACACCTCAGACCCACCGAACTCATTACGCACGGCGCGCTTGGCCGCGTCCACGCTCTCAAGGTGCGCGGAGAACTCAGGCGCCACCTCGAGGAGGTAGTCGAAGATGCGGTCCACCAGGTCAGGCTCTGCGGTGATGGCGGCGGTCAGCTTTGGCGTGGGGTCTTGCTTGCTCATGGTCATCATCTCCAGCGGCGGGGCACGTAGGACCGTGCCGCCTGGTGTGGCTGCTGCTGCGGTTCGGGCTTTGTGGTGGCGGGCGCTGCGGGCGCCTCAGGCTCATCAGGGGCGGGCGCGGCCAGGCTCTTCACAGCGCCCTGCTGGGTGGGCTCAGCCTGGGCAGGGGCGGGCGTGGGCACATCGGCCTGCGCCTGGTCATCGGGTGGCAGATTCTGGCCCTCAGCGGCGCCGTGGTCGACGGCGACCACCGGCGCGGCCGCTGCCACCTCAGGCGCGCTGAACAGGTCACGCGGCGGCTGCACGGCGGCCTCCAGGCGGTCCCAATCGCGCGCGGTGTAGCGCTCCAGGCCATCCATGAAGGCGGCGTGCACCGCATAGTTGCGCGTGTCCAGCACCTCGTTGCGTGGGCGGCGCTTCACCCAGCGGTAGCTCTCACCCGTGGGCGTGCGCACCGGGATGCGCTGCTCTGCCGTGAGCTGCTCATACCACTCACGCGGCAGCTGCTGCGAGAAGTGCACATAGCCCGGGCCCGGCACGGCAATCTGCAGCTGGCCGTGCAGCAGGTCTTTGGCCGTGTCGGTGCCGATCACCCACACCTTCACGCCGTTGGGCCAGCGCTTGCCGTCCCACTTGATTTCCTGGCTGCTGGCCGTGCCCTTGATCGGCTTGCCCTCTTCAGAGGAGCCCTTGATCACGTGCACCTTCAGGCGGCCCAGCATCTTGCGCGCCCAGTTGTAGACGGCGTGCGTGTGGTGGCCAGAGTCCACGCTGATCGAGCTGATGCCCAGCGTGCCGCCGTGCCAGGCCTGCTTGAAGCGGCGCTGCAGGTAGAGCTCCACCGGGGCCCAGTCTTCCTCACGCGCCGGGTTGCCTTCGATGATGCAGTGGTCCACCGGCCAGGACTCGAGTCCACGGCCCCAGGCCCACGTGCCGATCTCCCACCGGTTGCCCTGCAGGTCGATGCCGGCCGTCAGGTGCACCCCACCCACAGGCACGATGCCCAGGGGGAAGGGCTCAGCCCGGGCCTGCAGCGCGTGCTCTTCCACGCGCTCGCCCATCACCTCCCAGGTCTCGCCCGCCGTCTCGTTCGTCCAGCCCTGCAGCGGGCCATGGTCGCCAGCGCGGAATGCGGCCTGGGCCTTGATGCGCTCATCCACGATGTCAGACCAGGTGCGCTGCGGGCTGTAGGCCGCCCAGATCTGGAAGGCCACGTGCTTCGGCGGCCTGATCGGGTGGCCGGCGGCGTTGCGCCACACTTGGTCTGCGCCGTAGCGGATGCCCGTCTTGATGCACACCCAGGTGCCCACCCAGTTGGCCAGGTAGTCCGCCTGGCGGATCTCGCACGCGCAGTGCGGGCACACGTGGCGCACCGTCTCAGGCCGGCCCTTGTCCCACTTGAAGCCGTAGGTGACATCCTTGCCACCCCACATGAGCGCGTGCTCTTCCTTGCAGTGCGGGCAGCGGATGTTGTAGCGCATGTCCGCCTGGGCGTTCAGGCGCGAGCGCTCCACATGGCACAAGCCCTTCACGCGCGGCGTGCTGCCGCCGATGAACTTGGGGTGCGGCGCGCCCTCAAGGCGGCCCCGGGCCAGCGTGCCCGGGTCTGAGCTCTTCTCCACCTGCTGGTCGAAGCCCGACCACTCATCGAGAATGGCCACGGCCACCGTGATCCGGCGGTAGCTGCGCGCGGCCTTGCCGCCCAGGAAGTGCGCCACGCTGTCGCGGTAGGTCTTCAGCTTGATCGTGTCTTCGGCGCCCTTGCCGGCCTTCTTGGCCTTGGCAATGGCCGGAATGGCCGCGAACGCGGGTTCGATCTCGCTCTTGACGAAGCTGTCGCGGTCATCGTCCGTGGGCTGCCACACGGCCTGCTTGCGGCGGCGGTGCACCACGTTGTAGGCCATGAAGCCCACCACCGTCTTCGTGTAGCCCACGCGCTTGGACTTCTGCACGTCCACGTGTTCGATGTCGTCATTGCTGAAGGCATCCATCCAGCCCACCTGGAAGGGCCACACCTCCCAGGCGCCTTTCTGGTGGCTGCTCTCGCCGGTCAGTTCGAAGTTGTCAGTGGCCCAGTCGCTGTAGCGCTGCGGCGGGTCTGCCCGCAGGCTGTCCAGGCCCTGGCGCACGGCCTTCTTCACGGCCGCCCGGGTGAGCGGGTGCACCGCCACAGCGGCCCGAGGTGCGCGCAGGGCCACGGCCGTCATGCAGGCACGCCCCCATCGTCTTCGGCCTGGGTGGCCACGTCCAGATCCTCCAGCGGATCCAGCAGCTCACCGTCGTCACCCGCGTCCGGCAGCTGGTCGAGGGTGCGATCTACCAGCTCGGCGGTGCTGCGCACCCACTCGTTGCGTGCGCTGGCCAGCATCTTCATCACCACGGCCTGGGCCTGCTCTGGCAGGTCGGGGCAGGCCTTGGCCAGCATGCCCTCCAGCGCGTCGAAGCGATCGACCACCGCCGCGCTGGCCGCGCCCAGCACATCAGCCAGCAGGCCCACCGGCGCGTGCAGGCCTGCGTCCACCGCATTCTTGCGGTCCTGCGCGATGCGTTGCGAGCGGGCGAGGGCGGCGCGCTCTTGCACCAGGTCGAGCCCGCCACCAGCAGAGGCGCGGCCGGCGGCCATGTCGCGCAAGCGTTCGCAGTAGGAGGCCAACCAGCCGGCGGCGGTGTCGCCGTGGCCCAGCACGCCCTCAGCCTTGAGCTGGCTGACGCGCGCTTCGCTCACCCCGATGATGGCGGCGAACTCCGCCTGGGAGATGGGCTGATCCAGCAAGGGCAGCAGCTTCACTTAACCCCCTTAGGAGACCCATGAAACAGCCGGTGAACGGGGTCCGAATCACCCTCGTGCCGACCCCCTGGGAAGGACCCGCCAAAAAACAGGGTTTTGTTTTTATAGCGATAAGGCGCACCAATCGAGTGCACCCCGCAACACATAACCGTATTGCGGGCCAGATCACCACGTTGGTGCGATCCGAGCGCGAACCCATTCATGCCGCACCCCCTGCCGCCTGGGCCTGCAGGCGGGCGCGCTGCTCATCGATGGCGCGCTCAACGTGTGGCACCAGCATCAGGTCGACCACGCCCGACACCACGCGGTGGAAGTCGAAGCGCACGCGGTAGTTGACGGACTTGACGAACAGGAACACCGGCTTGAGCTTGCCCGTGCGGCCCAGGCCCAGCTTGGCGCCGAAGTCACGCGCCTCAGCGAGGTAGATGCCCGGGGCCAGGCGTCCCTTGCGCTGCGGCACTGCCAGGTACTGGCCACCAGCCCGGCCGATGGCGCGGCGCCGCTTGGCCTGGGCACCCTTGCGGCGGTCCACAGGGCCCACCATGCGGCGGTTGTAGCCGGCCGTAAGCTCAACGCCCACCTGGCTCAGGATCTGGATGATCTGGCCACGGCTCACGTTGCCGTAGGCATCGAAGCGGGCCGCTGAGTTGCTGCCCGTGGCGGGCACAGCGCGCCAGCCCTGAGGCATGGCGCCAGCGGCCTGCAGGGCCAGCTCAAAGCGCTTGGTGCTGCGTGGGCCGCCGTCCACCTGGGGCAGCAGGTACTTCGTGGCTGGCGTGCCCGAGCCGGCCAGATCGTCCTTGACGTAGACCTCAGCAAAGAGGCGCGAGGCGGTGGCCGTGCGCACGAACAGGGAGCGCTGGGTGTAGGGCGTGGGCCGGTCGATGGAGCGCAGCAGCTCAGCGTCTGCAGCGGCCTTGGCTTCGACCGCAGTGCGGGTCAGGGCCGTGGCCAGCGTGGCCTTGATGCGGCGCTCACTGAAGCCTTCCATGTCGGCACGGAAGGCAGCTTCGCCCTGGGCTTCGAACTTCAGCAGCATGGCGTGTGCTCCATCGTTGCCAGGTGACGGTGATGGTCACTTCCATCAAGGAAGTGACTGTCACTGTCACCCGATATGTCACCTTTGTTGTCACCCGTTGTCACCGGTGACAAGGTGACATCCCTCCCGGAGGGAGGGCGTGCGCGCGCGAGGATGTCACGGCGTGACATGTCACCAAAACGCGTTTTCATGTCACCGAACAGAGTTTTCATGTCACCTTTTGGCGTGGACATGTCACCTTTTCCAATGCGCGAATTCACTTCTTCGCTCCTCGATTCAGCGTGATGACATGACCCTGGGAGATCTCCATGAGACCTTCCCGGACCGCCCAACCGCTGCACCTTGACCATGCCTGTTTGCCCGCATCTGAGCCGGGCGGGTGCCCACATGCCTCGATGAAGGCTTTGCGCAGATCCGTCACCTTGCTGCCGTTCTGAAGCATGGACACCAGCAGCTGCTTCTGCCCCCCACGGCCAGCAGCCACCTCACGCTCCATGGCCTGGCTGATTTCCTCTGTGCTGGTCAGGTGGCGTGCCACCAGCGAGGTGAGCACTTCGCCGTCAGGGTCGCGGCCCAGCTCCTGCACCGACAGCGAGAACATCGTGTCGGCGAACACATCGCCGTCCTTCTGCTTGGCGCAGGTCAGGGTGGCAAGCATCTCCTTCTCGTCACGGAAGACGCCCAGCATGAAATCGAGGTTGGCCCGGATGGCGCTGGAGCCGCGTGGGCGCTCGGTGGCCTGGTGGCCCGTGTGGTGCAGCAGCAGCACGGCGCACTGCCACAGGGCCCTGAAGCGGTTGCCCAGCTCACGGAAGTACGCGGCCATCTCGTTGGCGCTGTTTTCCTCACCGGCGTAGGTCTGAGACAGCGTGTCGACCACCACCAGGGCAGGGCTGAGGCCACGGATCTGCGCCGCCTCCACGACGCGCCAGGCGTCCTCAGTGAGGTTGACGGCAGCGGGCACCACCTGCAGGTCGGCGTCGGCTACCTTGAGGCGCCTGGCGCGGTGCCAGGCATCGATGCGAGCCCACAGGCCCGCGCCACCCTCAGCAGCCACGTAAATCACGCCGCCACGGCGCGTTTTGCGGCCCATCCAGGGCAGACCATGGGCGATGTGCAGCGCCGCGTCCAGCGCGATGAAACTCTTGAACGTGCCCGAGCCACCGTACATCATGCCGATGGACTCGGCCGGGATCACGTGCTTGACCAGCCAGCTCACCGACTGCGAATGCGCCTGCAGCTCAGCGAGCGACATCATGGGCACCGAGGTGGACGCGGCACCCGCGCCGGCCAGTTTGCCCAGGGCCAGCTTGACGTCATCCAGCACCTTGGCGGCCGGGCCCTGGCGGTGGGCTGCGCCGATGGCCTCGTTGGCCAGGGCGATGACGTCACGCAGGGTGCTGCGCTCCACGATGATCTCGGCATAGCGCTCGATGTGGGCCGCGCTGGGCACGCTCATGGCCAGGCTGTGCAGGTACTTCAACCCGCCCACCTCTGCAGACTGGGCGCCCAGGCGCTCGTTGACGGTGATCACGTCCACCGGCTTGCCTTCGCTCACCAGGGCCAGCACCACGGTGTAGATCAGCTGGTGCTGGTGGGCGTAGAAGTGCCCAGACGTCAGCTTGGTGGAGATGCCCTGAAGCGCCGCGGGCTCAAGCAGCAGGCCGCCGAGCACAGACTGCTCCGCCTCAATGGAATGCGGCGGGGTGCGCACCTCCGTGTAGGGTGGCGTCACCAAGGGGCCGAGCTCCGGGCGCTGTGGGCGTGCCTGTTCCATCGGGCTGTGGGCTTCCTGCGGGTCAAGCCAGCGTGTGTTCGCCATGTCGGGGCACCGTGCGAGAAGCTGACCATGCGCCCAGCAGCGCAGAGAAGTCAGGCGCCAGCGCCTGGCACGGCGGCTGGGCGTGTGCGTGTGCGCGCACCGGGGCGCAGCCATCGCCCAGGGCCCACAAAACCGTACGGCGGCCCTGGTGCATGGCTGGCGTCTTCTTGAGCAGGCGCATCTTGACGCTGTAGTGGAGGATGGGATGCACCAGCGCCGAAGTCACGCCCAGGTGGGCGGCCAGCTGCGCGGTGAACTGCGGGCCACGCTGCCTGATCAGGTCGACGGCGGGCCTGGCGCGGCCTTTGGGCTCAAAGGTGGCGGGGGAGGGGCGGGGGCTCATGCCGTGGCAGGATTGGTGGTCCGCAACATCATCCAAAGCCATGTCAAACCCCAAAGAGCCCGTCATCCCGCAACCTGCGCCAGAACGGCGAGATCAGGCGCAAGTGCCGCCCAGGCCAGTGCGGTAGCCACGAACACGATCGGGCTGGCCACGGCCATCAGCCTGACGCGGTCAAGCCAGGCAGAGACACGGTGATTTCGGGCCGTTGCCTGCTTGATGCGTTCGTCCAGGTTGCGCAGCTCCACTGCGCGGATCTGGTCGAGTTGAAAGTCCGTCTGGTACAGGTTCAGCGGCTCATTGGTGGGCACGGGCAGGTCTGTGGACACCATGCAGAACAGCACCAGAAGCGCGGCCACCAGCATGAGCCAGACCGCGATGAACACGGCCCCAACCGTGACCGCACCCGGCAAGCCTTGCTGCTGTTCAAAGCCCTTTGCCGCCAGGGCTGTGGCACCGCCCATGCCGGCCAGCAGGATGGTCAGCACCGTGTTGGCCTCTTTGGCCAGGGTTTCAGCGTTGGCCAAGCGAAACCGCAGGTTCTCAAGGCCCGCCTTTTCGGCGTAATCCAGAAGCTCATTCATCGTTGTTCTCCACGTTTGAAGAGGACATTTTCAAAGGGGCCGGAGATGCAGGCTCACGCAGGATGTCTACGCCCAACACGATCTGCGCGGCACCGTCACGCACTACGACCTCGGTGATCGACTGGCAATCACCGCCCGCGATACCAGCGGGCGCGAGCAGCTGAGCAGCCAGACAAGCCGCCTGCTGCGGCGACATCGCGAACACCACAGACTCACGCCCGGTTTCAGCCAGCGACAGCGCAACCGAGCCATCTGCCAGCCACTGCACAGACACCGATTGCTCGTGCGGGAGAATGCGACTGAAGCCATTTGCCGTCTCACAGATGGCGCCAAATTTCGGAAGGACTTGTTGCGGCATGGAAACCCCTGATTCACCGAACTTGCTTGATCGCACCCACCAGCTGGCGCTTCTGCGCCTGGCCAGGAGCGCCTACCCGGCCAACGTCAAGATCACCGACCTGATCGCGATCAGGAACAGCACCGACAGCCGCTTGCACCACTTCAACTTGGTTTACTTGATTGAGCACGGCCTGCTCCAGGGCTCGGTCTCCGTCACTGAACCGGATGCAGTTGCGGTGCGTCAACTGCGCATCACCAAAGACGGCATTGACTTCATGGAGGCCGATGGGGGGCTCAGCGCCATCCTGCAGCTCACAACGATTCGGCTGCATCGCGATGATCTCCAGGCCCTGATTGAGCAACGCATTGAGGAATCGCCGGACCTGAGCCCAGCTGAAAAAAACCGATTCGTTGATCAGCTTCGATCGCTGCCTGGCGACGCCACCAAACAGGTGACAGTTGAACTACTGAAGCGGGCGCTGGACCACTGGCCGGACGCACTTCAGTACATCCGTAGCCTGCTTGGATAGTCGGCAGCGCTTCAAACTTGAGCCAACCCAACGCCCGGCCGATCTCGATCCAGAAGACGGCGGGCATGCCGCGCACGCCCTCAATCACCAGCGCATTGGGGTGGAACACCAGTGCATCCGCAGTCAGCCGTACTGCTGCAGTGCCCAGGTTGAAAATGGTCTGCTCAGCCATTGCAGCCCCTCAGTGCGTCACCCGCTTCACGCGGTCAGAGGCCAGCAGCTGGGCTTCAGCGCGCAGCTGCAGCATGGTGTCGGCCAGCGAGGTGAGGGCGGCCGGGGCGTCCAGGCCGGCGGCGGCACATGCGGCCACGGCCTCCGCGTAGACGCGGGTCATCCACAGCGTGTTCACCACCACGGCATCGGTGACCAGGCGGATCAGCTCAGGGTCTGCGCCAGCGGGCAGCATCAAGCGGGCGGCCGCGTCCACGGCTTCGTGAACGGTTTGCAGTGCTTCGCTCATGCCGTGACACCCCCGCGAGCAGACAGCAGGGCCACGGCCTCACGCAGGATGTCCTCAGGGCTGCGGCCGCTGAGGTTCGTGCCCATGGCCCAGGCTTCGTACTGCAAGGGGGCGCGGTTGGCGCAGATGCGCATCAGCTTGATGCGGCGGTCACCGTCGAGCTGGGCGCGGCCGCTGAGGATCTTGGACAGGTAGCCCTTGCTGATGCCCAGCCGGCGTGCCACCTCTTCATCAGTGAGCTCAGACAGGCGCACGCACAGCGCCAGCGCCTGGCGAGCGCTCTTGCATTGCTGAATCAGCTTGATGTCGACGTCTTGCGGGGCTGCTTGTAAGTCGTTGTTTTGCATGGTGGTTTCCTCTGGTTTCCACTCGTTTCCTGACGTTTCCTTTCGCCCGAGAGCGAAAAAAAAGAGACTGGGCACCATGAACAAGCACACAGTCAAAGAGTCGCAACCCACCCTAAAGATGGCTTACATTCTGGGAGGGGCTGAAGCAATAATGCTTTCGTACACATCGGGCCGCTTCAATGCCAAGAACTTGTGCCAAACCTTGGGGATCCCGGCGGACCTCCATTGGCTTACCGCCTGCGGCGTGATGTCCTCACACAGCGCAGCCGTCTTGGTTGTGCCGCCGAGGGCGTCGATCAGACGGTTGTCCTGATCGAGTCGGATAGGGGTAGACATGACGGAATTAAAGCACGCTTTCGATTCGATCACAAGCAGATCACAAGGACGCTTGCCTGTGCCTCTTCAAGAATCGGAGGTTATGAACCTCCAGACGCGACTTCAGCAAGTGGCGCTGCACCTGATCGACGGCAAGACCTGCACAACCAGGACGTGGAAGAAGAAGATGGCCAACGCGGCCGGATGCAGCTACCAGAACATCAGGCAGGCAGCCAACGGAGAGCAGCTCACCATGGATCCCGAGCTGCTGCGACGTATTGCGGTGTGGGCTGGAGTGAACGAGCGATTCATGGTCCACGGCCTTGGTCCGATGCTTTCAAGCCCAGGTTCTTCCACATCGCAAAACTACGAACCCCCAATTCATGGGGATCCATCCCGAACTGTCAGCGAGCCCACCGCAACGTATTTGCAAGCCCCCTTGCGAATCGACTCCCCCCAAGTTACAAAGCAACGACGCGCCCCGTTAGTTGAATGGGCGCGATTAGGAGTTGAGTTGCAAGTAGACAACATTGAGGCTGACGCGGAGGTTCACCTCCCTGTGTCAGGTGGGGTGTCCACGTTCGCCAAGTGGGCCACAGCGCCTGGAGCATGCCCCAGGTTCGGGATCCGGGCCGGATATCGACTGCTGTTCGATCACGTGATTCCTGAGCAGTGCATTGACGGCGACGTGTACCTATTCGAAGGGGTCAGCGGGGCATTGTTCCTGGGCGAGTTTCGGCACCTGACGTCTGGCCATTACGAGATGATCCCGGACTCTGGCCCACCCATGGACACCCACCGGCATCGAATCAAAGTGATAGCCGAGCTGCTCGGCATCTACAAGAAGTAAGCGCAGGCCCGGTCAGGATGTCAACTGATCGGGCCTTTTTCATTGGCCACATGGCCGCAAAACGAAGGGAGAGGTATGGGCTTCATCGCGTTCATCACGTGGATCGCGCTGGCCGCGTTCGTGGGCATCTACGCCGGCAGGCTTCATCGGTCGAAAGGGCAGTGGACGCTGCTGGCCTTTGTGTTCAGCCCTCTGATGATGTGGCTGCTACTGGCTGCCCTGGGCCCCGGCCAGCCCCCAGCAGAGACCCACCGCCAGTGCGCAGACTGTCTGGAGTGGGTGCCCGCCCAGGCCCGCAAGTGCAAGCACTGCGGCGCACCAGCCGCGACAACGACAAGCCAGGCTACCCGGCCATCGCCGAACCTGGGCGCCAGCGGCATCTCAACCGGAGAGTTCACCGGGTAAACAAGACGATGCGCCGTCTGGTGCTTTAACTTGCTTGCACATGAAATGAAAGCGTGCTTTAATCACACCGGTACACCAACCGGAGTGATTGATGAACACGCAAGCAGATGAGCCCCAGGCTCACACCAATGCGCATTCAGGCGGCACGCAAGCAGCCGCCGCGCTGACGCCCTGGCGCACCGCCGCCCGTGACTTCATCAGCGCCCTGCTGGTGTCGGCCCTCCTGACCTATGTGCTGAGCTTCGGCACGGCGGGGGGGCTGTGATGCGCACACTCGCACCCGTGATCACCGTCACTGGCAGCCTGTGCACGCAGCCCATGCCAGGGCACATCCGCCCCGAGTTCCACCACGACCATCGCGGCGACTACACAGGCCAGGACGTGGGCTGCTTGGATGCCCCACAGGTCACCCCCACCGGTAGCCACCGCGAAAGCGTCGTGACGCCCGCTGGCGTTCGCCTGATCAGCTGCGCCACGCTGCGCCCAGGAGCGTGGCTGTGATAGCGCCGATCGTCTCCCTCCGCTTTGCAGCGCCCGCCGGCGCCCTGTGCTACCGGCTGGCCGAGGTGCTGGGCACCCGCACAGCTGCGGACCAGTTGGTGGTGCGCGTGCTGCCCACCGGCCGCGTGCTCCACGTGTCGACCCGCTCTGTGGCCGAGGCCACCGAAGACGCCCCCGACCACAACCACGAAGGGGGCCAGCATGCAGCGCTCTAACGTGATCGACGTCACCCCCTGGCTGCGCCAGGTTCGCCCTGCGGCCAATGACACGGCCAGCACCACCCCCGACGATGGCCTGCACGCCATGGGCCCCGAGCCGCGCGCTGCTGCGCCCCTGGCTCACCCCGCCACCGCGCTGATGCGCCGCGCCCAGACCGTGCTGGCCGACTTCACGCTGATGTACAGCCCGCTGTGGCTGCGCATGACGCATTGGCCCACCGTGTTTGATGCGCTGAGCCGTGTGGCCCTGGGCCTGTTCCTGGGCGGCGTGGTGGGCACGATCGCCAGCTGCGTGCACGGAGGCTGACCATGGCCAGCCCCATCCGCATTGAAGGCCGCCTGGCCGAGCGCGCAAGCGCCCAGATGTACGGCTGCGGCCACTACGTGGTGCGCCTGGTGCTGGCCCAGCGCACGGGTGAGCCCATCGTCATCGAGTGGCCGTTCGGCACCGGCCCGGCCGCCGACATCGCCAGCCACAACGCCGCGCAGCAGCTGCGCAAAGACCAGCCCTTGACCGTCGAGGGCAACTACCTGCAGATCACCCGGCACCGCGGCGCCCCCGCGATGAAGCTGTGCGGCGCCGTGACCGTGATTCGCCCTGTGGCTCAACCCTTCCACGAGGCCGCAGCGCAAGCTGCGTGACACAGCACATGCACACGATGCAGATCGTTGGCCTGACCGGCAAGGCCGGGGCAGGCAAGGACACCGCCGCCGCCATGCTCTGCGAGGCCTTGCAGGCCCGGGGCAAGCGCACAAAGACCATGGCCTTTGCAGAGCCGATCCGGGCCGCACTGATGGCCATGGGCGTGCCCAGCAGCCACATCTATGAACGCCGCCTGAAAGAGGTGGAGATCCCCGGGTGGGGCGCGAGCTACCGCAAGCTGGCCCAGACCCTGGGCACCGAGTGGGGCCGCGACCAGATCGGCAAAGACCTGTGGGTGCGCCTGCTGGCTGACCGCCTGGTGGAGATCGGCATGGTGTCGCGCCTGCCCGATGTGGTGGTGATCACCGACGTCAGGCTGCAGAACGAAGCCGACTGGATCAAGACCCGCTTCGGCCTTCTGGTGCACGTGGTGCGCCCGGATGTGGGCGAGGTGCGCGGCCACATCAGCGAGGCCGGCGTGCAGGGCGTGGACCAGCTGCTGCGCAACGATGGCGACCTGCAGAACCTGCGCAGCTGCTGCGGCCAGCTGAGCAACCTGGTGCTGGCCAAGCTGGCCCTGCAGGGGATTGAGGCATGAGCCGCGCCAGGCCCACCACCTACACGCTGTTCGATGAGATCTCTGCGAGCAGCACCGAGCCCATGCCTGCCACCAAGCGCATGCACCAGCTGACACGCATGTGGGGCGGCCTGGCCGCGCTGGAGACGGCCGCCACGCCCGGCGCCGATGACTGGCGCGTGTGCTCTGACGCCGTGAACCTCATGGAGACGCTGGTGCTCATGGGCGAGGCCGCAGACCCGGATGGCCTGGTGGACGCCTGCGCGCAGGCGCTGGCCCAGGCCGGGCGCCGCCACAAGGAACAGGGCGCCGCGCTGCGACTGACCGGCCCAGGCCTCAAAGACCTGCGCGGTGTGCTGGAGGACTACGCCGAGGCCCTGGGCACGCTGCCCGCCCGCGTGATGGTCCGCTGCCACCGCCTCACCGAGAAGCGCATCCGCGCCATCCAGCGCGGCCAGCAGCAGCCCCACGACATCGTGGTGGTGGCGATCTGAGCCGCACCCCAACCCCTTCCCAACCACTCCACAAAGGAGAACAGCACATGGCAGTACGCCCATTCACAGACACGCTCCGCATGGTCGACCAAGGCGTCTTTGTCGACATCTGCAGCGAGAAATTTAACGAGCTGATCAAGCGCGTTGACGACACCAAGAAGTCCGGCAAGTTGACCATCACGCTGGAGATGAAGCCCGCCCGTGCCGGCGCGATGAACATCATCCCCACGGTCACGACGAAGCTGCCCGAGACGAAGGCCGACCCCACCCTGCTGTGGGTCACCCCGGACTTCAACCTCACGGTGGACAACCCCAACCAGCAACAGCTGGACCTGCGCCAGGTTGCCACTGCCGTGACCGAACTGCGCGAGGCCATCGAGCCTTCGCAGCCCCTGCGCAGCGCCACCTGAGCGCCGCGATCCACCCCACCCACCACCATCCACAAGCCTGAACATGAACAGCCTTGACAGCACCCTGGGCGACAAGCCCGGCATCAACATCGCCGAGACCCTGGCCCGCATCCTGCCCGATGCGAAAGTGGTAAGCACCACCGACACCGATGTGCCCGCCCTGCACATCAGCCACGTGGCCGTGCCCAAGGGCTTCGACCTGCGCGAACTGAAGCTGGACCTGGAACAGCACCTGGCCAACCCGCGCAACACCACGGCCACCGCCGAACTGCAGGACGCCG